TAAGAGATTCAATTATATCTCCCAAACCAATTAATTTTAAATCAATATCATAAGAACCATCATCATTAAACTTCCAGGTAAAATTAGTTACTTTACCTAACATAGCATCATAATTATAATTCTCTTTTCTTCTTTGATCGTGAATTGATTTTATAATATCTTGTTGATTAGATCCTTCAGTAAAAAATAATTTAAAAGGATCTGTAGTAAATTCTCTGCGTTCATTAATAGGGTTTGGATTATTTTCTAAATTATTATCTAACCAAATGTTATGCCCCCATTCTAAAAGCATCGTATAACCAATTCGGAAATACAATACATCAAATATTTGAAGTTGTTCTAGAGAATAAACTTTAATTTTTACACTAGCTTTTTGTAATGCTCCTCTATTGAAAAAACTTACATCAGCTGATTCAATACTTGGCATGGGGACAAAACCTTTTGAGGAGATACCTCCCCATCCATAAGCAGCAATTGTACTTATATAATCGTAAGTTCCACTACCACCATTATCTACAATACCAAATTTTATGTTTGGACTTAGATTATTATCAATTCCTACTGTGCCACCAAATAAAACACAGGATTTAGCTAATTCCATTCCTGTAAGATTTTGGTTAATTTCTCTTTCTCTTAATTGGTTTTTTCCTTGAGATAATAAATCACTTTTTGCTTTTTCTTGAGCAGCAGTATCATTAATTGTACTTCCAGAAACTTGAATATCAATAGGAGATGCACTTGTACCTACATTAATAGAAGATGCTAATCTTAAAAAAGCACTATTATTATTACTATAAATGAGGTTAGCATCTGTTCTATAACGTGCTCCTAAGAAATTTTGTCTAGCTTCTATTTGTTTAATAACATCTTCATCAAAAACTTGACCTGTAATGTTTCCATTTTTTGGCATATTATATTCTATTTAATGTATTAAAAAGACTTTTTGCAAGTGATACATTATACGGAATTCTTATTTCAACTCCAACAGGAATAAATAAAGAATTTTGAGGAATAATATCTGGGTTACCTGAAGCAATAATCCACCAAAGATTAACATCACCATAAAATAATTGGGCTAATAAATCTAATCTATCACCAATAGTAGTAATAGCATAAGTATCATTAACATCCTTAGGCAATTCCGGATATCTAGTGCTTTTCTGGATTGGAAGGATTTTATTACCTTCAGCTTCTGAAAAAGGGATTAGAGGAACGTTTGTATATCTACTATTCATATTTTTGTATTAAGCATAAGGAAATACAAATGCTGTGTCAGCTTGAGATTCTTCTTCAGTTAATGGTCCTGATTCACCTGGTTGGAGTGGTCTAGGTTGAGTATAGTTATAATACCCCCCAGCATTATTATTTGGATCTCCTGTTTTACCAAATGATATAAACGGAGCATTAACATTTGTTCCACTTCCTGATAGAACAAATTTCTCACTAACTGTTTGTGGAATAAAGTTATGAATTGGAGTAAATTTAATACTTTTAACATTAATTAACTTGGGCATAACATACGCATTTTCTTCTGGGAGTCCCAAGTTATTTCTTGCTATATCCCATCCACCTTCATCATCAAAGTCAAATCCAATATCTTTTATTATCCCTGGGAGATCAATAATATAATCTCCTATTGTAATTTTAACTAAATTACCACGCATGAATCCTCCTTCAGTATAATCAGGAGCCATTAATGAGGCCAAATAATTTAATTTACTATATACTGAGGATTGTTCTGCTCGGGATAATACAGGTACTTGGAAACTAAATCCCATGTCTCTACTAAATCCATTATAACTAAAGAATTGTTCTCCTCTACCCATATATGAGGTTCCTTTCCAGTCAGCACCATAATTATCTGATAATCCTGTTAAGTATGCTCTAAAATGGATATAAGTGTTATTACCGGATCCATCATTATTAATTTTTTGGATATAAAAGGGAACAGTGTCATTTAAATACTGTTGCCTAGGACCGTCTTGACTTTGATATAGTGGACTTGTAGTTATTGTATCAACTAGTCCTCTACTTCTCACCGCTTGCGCTGCTATACGATCTCTTTTTGTTTTATACGTTGGCATTTCACCGTAAGTACTTTCACGTGTAAAAGTTGGATTTAAACCAAATGTAAAAGTATTTTTAACATTTACACCTGTTGGGGCTAATACTGTATTTTCAACGTATGAAGCAGGATTAATAAATTGATATTTACGAATATCACTACCATACTGTCTAATATTTTGAGTAAGAAGTAATGCTTGTTCCTTAGCAATAAATTGTAAACCTTGTTCAGATATTAAAAATTTACTAATTCGTTCAGTATCTTGAAGAGTTGAACGAGTTAATACTCCTTGTCCTCTATACAAACTATCAATTAACGTTTGAGGTGTTTGAGCAGTATCTAATGAAGGAAGAGGAGTGGTTACTAAAGGTTTAGTTCTAGCTCCATTACCCATAACTCCATTATTATCAGGAGTACCAGCGTTCCAAGAAACTTCCCGAGGACCATAAGTATAGCCCTTACCTTTATAAAATTTAAAGGAATCTGGTTCTGTAAGTAATGTAACTAAACCCATAATTAATTAATTATTTAGGTTGATTGTTAACGTATTTTTCAGGAGTTTTTCCGTCTAAATCCAATCTAGATTGTTTAGCAAATTGTTTTTCTAATCTTGATTGTTGTTGATTTTCAATTTTTGGAGTTAAACCACCTAAACTCAACAAATTTTTCGATAATAAATTTAAGATTCCCATTGTTTTTTTATTTATAAATATTAAAAGTTTTAATTTATTGTTGTTTGTAATTAGATAATGCTAATGTAGTTCCTACTTTATTACCATCAATCATTACTGCACCTTCTTTTGCTAGGATTTGTTGTAATAATGCTGATACTCTTTGTAATTCTGCTACTGCAGCTCCACTATTCATACCACCACCAGCTGCTTGACCTGCATCCGGACCTGATGCTACATCATTCCCAAATAGGTTTGTTCCGGCTACGATTGTATCTTTATTATTAAATGAAATTGCACCTTCAGGACCATATAATACTCTATCACCATATCCGCCACCTCCTGTTTTAGGGGATATGACACCATCGTTCATGTATTTGGCTGCTAAACCAGCAACAACTCCGGCAGCTGCTAAACCTAAAGCCCAACCTGCAACTGGGATTGCTGCTAGTGAACCTATTACTTTCATAACAGCCATACCTACAGATCTCATTAATCCTTGTTTTTCCAATAATGCTCTTTTTTGTTCCATACCACCCATTGCTGCTTGGTATCCTAATTGAATTCCTTGAGCAATTTTAATTGCTGTTTGAATTCCTTTAATTACAGCTAATGTAGCTTTCTGTGCTTTCAATCCTATATTAATTGCTATCTGGCCTGCTCTAATGGCTGCTACAGTTCCAGCAATTCCCATCATTACTTTTCCTACCATATCAGCTTGAGACCATACTTTTCCCAGGGCATCAAAAATACCTAATCCTTCTTTTCTTGCTTTAGTAAAGTTTTCTATCAAACTGGCTGCTTTATTTACAACAAGAGTTATTAAATCTAACATAGGAATGAAAATCATATCAATAAGAGGTTGAGCAGCTGCTTGTAATCTAATCATAGCTTCTTCAAACTTAGTCATTTCATCAGCACCATTAGCAGCAGCTAATACCCTTGCTTCTTCCATATTTTTTAGACTTTCAGCTACAGAAGCCATAGTAGTCATAGCATCTATACCTTTATTCTGGGTGTCTAATAAATCTTGGTTGGATGCTTCGTTTTGTTTTTGGGTAACAAGCATTTTGGCCATTTCTTCACTACTCATTCCTAATGATTTAGCCAAAGCTTCTTGTTGAATACGGTTCATATTACCATAATCAGCAGCTGTAATACCTTGTTCTGCTAAAGCTTCCATTAATTTAGCATTATCACCATTTAATGCAGCTTCTCTTGCTTTTTCAAGATTTAACTCTTTACCAGTTAATAATTCTGCTTCCATTTCAGCAGCTATTGAATCTTCAATATTTAATAAACTATTTGCTATACTTTCAACTTGTTCCATTTCTAAACCTAATTTTTTAGCTTGGACAACGGATGTTGTAATAGCTTTGGAATATCCTCCAGCTGATAATAACATTCGGTTTGAAACTTTAGAAACACCCTCCATTACTTGTTTCATACTAACATTAACTTTCATGGATTTGATGGATTCCTGAGCAGTATTTGCTATGTTTTTTGCTACTGTTCCTGCTTCTGCACCTGTTAATTTAGACATTTGGTGCATTCGGCCTAAAGTTTCAGCTGTAATACCTCCATGAACATTTAATTTCATAAAGGTTTTCATAGTGCTGTTACTAAGTTTTTCAACACCACCAATTTCACTATATATTGCTTCTGCAGATGCTACTGATTGTTCACGAGTCATACCCATAGCACTACCAATAGCTCTAGCAGAACCTGCTACTTTATTAGCCATTGACGAAGACATTCCTAAACTTCTACCGAAGTCCATAGTTTCTTGACTAATTGATGCTAATAGATCACGTGCTTCTTTGGCTCTTTCTTTAAATTTTTGGAATCCTGAGATTAGCATTCCTATTAAAGCCATAGGACCCAATGCTACTTTTAAAGCAGCACCAAAAGAAGTAGCCGCTATTCTCATTTTTGTAAAAGCACCTACAGATTTTTTACCCCCTTCAGATGCTTCAAATATTAATTTCTTTGCTCTTTCACTAGCATCTGTAAAGACTTTAGCTACTCCACTAGCACCTATTTTATCAAATATTTTTCCTAAATTACCCATTAACTTAACCATTCCCCTTTCAGAGTTTTCTAGATTTTTTTGGCGTTGTTCTTGTTCTTTTAGGTATCCTAAGGTTTTTGCTAATTGTTGGTTTTGTTCTTCTAAATATAAAACCGTTTCAGCTTCAGCACTCATAGTTTCTACAACTGAATCGTACATAGCTCTCTTTTTTTCTAGATTTTCATTAGCTAATGCTAATTGTTCTTGGGCTCCTTTTACTCCTTCCCTAACAGCTTTTTCAGCATCTTTTACTTTATTTTCTGCTCTTCCTAAACTAGCTTCACGTTTTTTGAGAATATCAAGTTCTTTTTCTAAACTTTTACCTCCTCTTTCGGTAACAGCTAAAATTTGTTTTTGAACATCGTTTTGAGCTTTATTAGCTTTGGCTATATCTTTTTGTACATCTTTAACAGACTCAAATTCTGATTTTAAGTTTTGTGTAATTTTAAGGGCTTGATTTAAAACATCATTAGAAATTTTATCTAAAGTTGTTTTTTCTTTTATAGTAGAATACACATCTCTAAATTTGTCACGCAATTCAGCAGCTAAACTTATTTGTTCAGAAAGAATTTTATTATTTTCTTGTAAATTCTTTGATTGTATGTCTTCCTTTTTTGCCATTTAAAATGAGGTATATGTTATAAATATTAAAAGGCACCAGAATTTGATGCCTTTTTAATACTTTTATTTTAATTTACTTCTATCAGGATTTGCCCAATCTAAAGTGGTTTTTCCATTTTTTCCTAAAGCTTTATTATGAGCTTCTTGTTTTGCTTCATTTTCCTGATTGATTGAATCCTGAATAAATTTAAATGTAATTTTTCGGAGCCAGATAGGCATATTATAAATAGTAATATAATCATACCCACCTCGTCCATAAAATACTATTTCATGGATTTGTTTAAATAATAGATATCTATACTCTTGAGTCAGGCCAAAAAAATTGGACCTGCATGGGCACGGTGACCTCCTCATCACCATTAGCGCCCTCATGTATAAATGTCATTTTAATATCAGGTTGTGTTATTTTAATATGTGATCTAAAAGCTGCTGAATCTTTAGCTAACATGTAATTATCTACATAATCACGAATAGTTTTTGGATCGGATTCACCATCGACTGAAAGAATCTGGTGTTTTAAACGAGTTGAAATATCCGCTGAGGAATTTTTATTAAGTCTTTTAAGACCTTTAATTTCAGCTTCAATTGCTTTTTCGTCTTTTGATGTTAAATATTTAAACGTAAGTTTGTTTTTTCCTGTGGGAGTTTCAAATTCAAACTCATTAATACCACGATTTACTTTTTCTTCATCTAAATAAACAGTAGGTAATTCATTAAGATCTATAACTATTTCTTCGTTTTCATATGTAAATGGATAATCTTTACCATATCCTAAAACACGAGCTGCAACCATGATTGCATTTTTATCTCCAATCAATAAATCTTCCCAATTAAATTTAGTTACAACAAGTGACTGAAGCAATTTATCAATTACAACTCCTTGTTTAATGTAACTCATGTTGGTGAGAATATCTTCTTCTTTAGCTGTCATGTATTTTATCTCAACAGTTCCATTGGATAAAGGATGACCTTCAGGATAAAGAAGACCTTTTGATGGTAATTCTACTATTTCAGTAGGGAATTTAAATTTAGTTTCTTCCATAATTTTTATTTGTATAACTTTGTTGTCGTATATAAATATATGGAAAAAAAAGAAGCTCGCAAAAAATGCGAGCTCTTTTCGATTTATTTTTAATTTTCTTATTAGAAATTCAATACACAGTAATCTGGTTGAACTGCCATTGTAAGGTTTACTGCTGTATCTGCTGTATCCCAGTTGTATTCACCAAAGTTAGCACTTGTAATGAAACATCCTTTTAAAATCCATTCGGAAACGATATCACCTACAGGTCCTAAGATGTTCATAGTTAAATCTTTCTTATACATGTCAGAATAACCATCACGTCCTGTTACTGATTCGTGGTGTAAACGTACCCATTCCATTACTGCCTGGGCACCTGATGGAGTTACTGGATCGTAAAGAGTAAATGTAATAGGATCCCATTTTGTTATACCTTTAACATAACGTTGAACGTTGATGTGGTTTAATTGAACAGTACCTGAGTTTACCGTAATAGCACTTACACCTTTGATTTCGTATGAAGGGATACCATCAATATACATGATGAATCGGTTCGCCTGTTTTGGTTCAAACGCGGTGAAAAATATTTCGTTAGAATCTAATATTGCCATTTTGTTTTTTGTTTAATTTTATTATAAATATTTAATATTTAAATTTTTTATCCAGGGAAAGTAGCACCTGTTGGCAAGATGTTGAAATCTAGATAAATAAATTCTGCCGTTTTAGTTGGTTGGATATAAATCTGACCTACCATTTGGTTTCTATCTATCACATCAGCTGGGTTGTTACTATCATCCATGATTACTTTGAAAGCGTATAAACCTTGTTTTTGTTGTACTGTTTCTAAGTATGGGTTTACTGCAGCTAAGAAAGCATTTCTTGTAGCAATAGTATTTTGTTCGAATACTAAGTTTTGAGCTACTCCTGAGATGTAATTTTTAAGAGCAATTAACAAACGACGAACATTCACACGGTCAAGAGCAGATGCTTGTTTTTGTAATGTTTTCTGACCATATACTACAACACCATTTGCAGGGAAAGTAGCTATCGGGTTTACATTACCTGAGTAAAGATTATCTCTTTGAGTTTGAGTTAATTTAGTTTCTGCTCTAACTACAAGATTTAATCCACCTCTATTAATACCTGCTGGTGCGAACCAAGGTTCTGCAACGGTATCATTGAAAGCATAAACACCACCAATCATTGTTGAAGCTGGTACCCAAACATTTTGTCCTGAATCTGGAT